CAGCTCGGCTTTCAGATCTTGCGATCATCCTGGATCTGTATACACTATCAAGATTAAGCTTTTCCTTTATCGCTTTCTGGAGATCCTCAATAGTGGCTCCGTCAACTATCGCTTTATCAATGATCCGCTTGAGGATATCTTTTGTAGTTTCCACTACGTCAATTTTAGCTCCATCTTTTGTAGTGCCGTTGATCAGCCTAGTGCCTAAAGCAGCAAGCGCCGTTGCTACTGCAAAATTAGATAGGTTCGGGTTTGTAGTCCCTCCAGTTATTTTATTATTATTATGGATGGCCTTTTGGATTGCTGAGGTATGTAATGGCCGGATAGTCTTTAATAGGTCTGCCGATTCCTCATTATCATCAATTAATACCTCGGCAATAGGTTTGCTCTTTTTTTCATCCATCTGGCTCTGGATAGATCCTTTATTCTTATCAAAGTTGCCATCAACCCTATTTTTTTGGCGGATGAAGTAAGTTTCCATAAAGGGGACGTAATCATCCTCAGTTTTTGCCCTGGCTCTCAGTGCGGAGAGTAAATAATCGCTTTGGAATTTTTTTGGAGCCGGCGCTGCCTCTTCGTAGGCTTTTGTGATCAGATCAAAGTTATGCGGATCTGCTAGATCCTTTTTTTTTACTGAGTGCGCTCCGCATGAACAGCTAGATGACACTTCCGGCAAAGCCAAATTACTTGCAGTGGTTTTGTATAGTCTGGATGATGCATTTCCGATTGTGGATTGCCACAATGAGCGCAATTTTGTTTGATTAATTTCCCCCTGAGATAATAAATCCTCGCATAACTCCTGGCAATATCTCTTAACCTCTGCTCTTTTGTTAGGGGATGAGTGAGCCTCCATGAGCGCATATACTCGGCATGACAGCTCTTGCAATACCTCTGCTTTTTCCTCGTTTGTATTTTGTGGCATCGTGAGCATAGTTTCATAGATAGCTTTTATAGTTCCACATAAACGGAGGAATGTCAAACGTGAAACATTTTTGCTAACCTCATCCGTTGCATTTTCATCGGTAGATACAGGCTGAGCGGATCCTACCGGCATATAATTGGCCGGCATATAGTACAGATCCATCATAGGATCCTCGGATAATTCCTCATCCAGCTCTAGTATCCCCTGGTTAGGTGTCATTAAGCCAGACTGCACCTTTTTAACTACTGCATCAAGAGCGGTTGTATTATGCAGCTCAAAGCGGATAAAGATATTAGGATCCACTTGATTAACAAATTGGAAATTAAGAGTATCCTCAAGATCCTTGATCAGTGGATTGATAGTATCTTGATAGTAAAGCATCTTTTGGATCTCTGAGTTAGAATAATTGGCGCTTTCAACTATTCCGGCCACTATTGGCGGTACACCAAAGAGAGAAAGGATAGCTTGCCGGTTATACTGCTTTTCCTCTAAGAATTGCATATCCTTTTGGGATAGCGTAAATGGAGTTAAAGCTACACCTTTGCCGGACATATAAAATATCTTGCCGGCATTTTCAGATCCGCCGTATTTGTCATTCATAAGCTTATTGATGCGCTGGATATCATCAGCATTGCGCTCAGTTTCCTCGGTTATTCCCAAAGATGGAGATGCACCATTCTTAAAAAAGCTATCAGCATAACGATCCTTTTTATCCTCTACCGCATACATCACTCTGGCCTTTTCAATATTACCTACCCCTACAAAAGGGTTATAGATACAATTTTGAGTGAAATGTACCAATTGATCTGAGCTATATTGCCTGGTATTGCCATCCTCAAAGGTTATCTCATAGCAATCTAAGGCCAGGCCGGAGTATTTTGTAATAACCTTTACCTTATCCGGCCGGATAGGTACGAGGGTATCGTATTTAAGATTGCTATATAGGCTTATTTTCTTTAAGCTTAATTTAAGGAAATAGGCATTTCCGGAGATCAGCTTATGAGTGATAATATTTGATAGGTTTTTTGGGAGTGATCTTTTAGCATATCCCTGCTTAATCGGGATCCGGATCTCATCGGGGAGGCTATCACAATCTATCTCGTTACCATCTCTGGCCAGGCAGTCTACTGCAATAGCTACCCAGGGGAATTTATTATATGATCCTAGCTCTGCAGCATCGGACTTAAACTCCGAGTTTAATCCGCTAAGCCCTGGGAAATCTCCAAAGGCTTGATTGTTAAATACATTTCCAGATTTTTTCTGTACTGGCCTTATAAACTTATTAAAATAATCAATAAGAGGCAAATTATCCCCCATCTTTAACTTTATTTTATTATAACACGAAAAAAGCCGGATCCTTTGCGCTCGTCCTCCGGATATAATTGGCCATTGATAAAGCATCTCCATAATCCGGAGATACCTTTAATCTTTTCTTGATATCCTCTTTGGCCTCTACTTTGAATACCTTAGCCTCTGAAAAGTATCTGATATTGGCTAGGTCTGTTTGGAGCTTTAAATGCGGTACAGTTATTATCTTATCAAAATTAAGATCATCCCTGAGGAAAAAGAAAGCCTCCGCTCGCTTATTAGCAAAGGTAAATACATCGGGGTTGCTCTTTGGGCTGCCTCCGCCATTGAAAGCGGTTGGCTCATACCCTTTTGATTTCATGGTGTCATATACTCCAGCTCCAAGCCCGACCACATCCACTATGCAATCCTTTGCGGTTATCTTGTATTCCTGCATCGTCCGGATGGCCAGCATCCCGACCTCAAAGGTATCATATTTAGAATACTCAATATACCGGAAAGCATTGGATCCATTCATTAAGCAAAATACGGTCTTATCATCGCCATATCTGGCCGGATCTACTGCTAAAACTGTTCTCTGTTTGCTGTCATAGGTTAATTCTGGGTCGCAATTTCTTTTGTACCACTCATAAGGGATCAGAATATTAGGATCATCGCCGTAATCCCAATTGCCTTTGACATAGCGCTCTTTTTCCGCCTCCGGCAGATCCTCCAGGCTCTCTAAATATTCCTTGCTATTATGAGGGTTATCTTTTGGTAGGGTTGGCAAATAATACCAGGGAGCCTTGATAGTCCCCTCAACTAATGGCGTATAGAATTTATCCTTAACCCAGTTTTTAGCAGGGTTAAAATTAAAGAGTATGAAATGAGGTATCAATGATCCATCCGGCAGGGTATTCCAGCGCCCTGTACGAGTGATAAGTACACTCAGTGCCAGGTATTCTATCTCGTTTGCCTCTTCAATTAGGCCGGCGGTATACTCTCCGCCTTTGAGTTTATTAAAATCTGGATCCTTAGATCCATCCGCCTCCAGGAAAACTATCTCTGAGCCATTGGTATATTTTACGCTCCGGAGCTGGATATCGCATTTCCTATAATCTCCATCCTCAAATAATACTTTTCTCAAGGTTGGTACACTCGTCCGCTGTAAGGTAGTAAAGTTTTTCCGGCAGATATAGTAGCGTGTTCCTGGATAGCAATCGGCCATTGTATGTAGGATCCCTATCCCGATAAAAGACTTACCGCCGGACACTGCTCCGCCGATACCTAAGTATTTATATTTTTTAGATTTAACGGCCTTGAGAAATTCTTTCTGCTTTGGAGTTAACATTAATCATCAAATAATCTTTTTCTTAAGGTATCTCCGGCCTCGTGCATTATTACCTGGCTCTCAATTTGCCCCATAGTCTTAAGCGAGAATATCTCAAAGGCTGGATTTTTCTTTTGCATCCCTCTGTTCTCATAAAATTCCATAACCCTCTGATGCGCTTTTTTTAATATATCGGATAATCCAGGGTAATTCTTAAGATCATTCATTGAATTAAAGAAAGTATCCCTGCAATTAAATCCCATCCATAGGATCAATCCGTTAACCGTATGAGGCAATAATGCTTTACCCTCTGGATCCTCCGGATCTATCCTTTTAAAATAATCGTCCGCTTTCTGTTGTACCTTTGCCATAATTTCGGGGAGTTTATCCGGATCCTTTGGAGTGTACCCATACTCTCTGAGTATTTGAGGTATTGCTCCGGCTGCCTTAAGCTCTGCTAGATCCTTTTTCTTTACCATAGCTATATTATAGCATATCAGAGGGTAATAGTGCCCTTATAGCCTCAAGCTCTATCTTTCTCCGGCGGAGATCCTCAATATATGCCTTAAATTCTTGCTTTGTGTAGTATTCCCAGGCAAATTTGAAAGTGGTTACACTGGATAAAAGCTTGTAGTTTCCGAGATCGTGGATATATTTATGCTGGAGCGCTATTAACTTCCTCATGCTTTTTCTACCTCTTTGATAATATTTTCTACCATAAGCGCATTTATTTGCGCTTGTTTTTGCTCAAAGCTTACCTCCGGCCGTTTCCCTGCACCCTGCTTGTTTCCCCAAAAGATACACGTCCTTTCAATCTTCATTATCATAGTCGGTTGGTCGTTCAAAATTACTTAAGTCTTGTTCGCATAAATCACAAGTTCCATCAGATAAATATGAAAATACACCACATATTTCACACACTCCGAGACTCATTTAACCCACTCCTTTATTATTTTAGCCAACCCTTCGGCATCGTTGGGGTGTTCGTAGAGATGGTCGAGCATGAGCTTATTTATTTCTTTTCCATCCCAGTTTAGATTTTTCTCATACATAAAATCTACTTTATCTGGAAAGTTATTAGTCGTTTTAATTCTTGCCAGAGCCTCACAAACAGATTTATTATTGCAGAAATCTGCGAGGGAAAAGTCTTTTTCCCACATTGGTATATATAAACTCTTACCAATAAAATCATATTTAATAGGGTTATCACCATAACCGAACATATCCCATTTACCGTTAATTAAATTTAATATCTCTTGCATGGCTTACTCCTTTTAATTAAACTCCATAGCATAACGTCTGTAATATCGCCCAGGCTTAAAATATAATACCTTTCCCCTGGGATCGCTCCCCACTTTTCAAGGCCGTAGCCTATATGTACGCCAATTAATTGAGCGCAGAATTGATCTCTATCTTTTTTATAGCCATTACTAAAGCATATTTTAACATCGGATGGTAAATAATATTTACCTTTGATCCTAGGGTATGATAATTTAAATATCCTATCCCAATATGGAGATATCTTTCTGTATTCCTCCCTCTTTTCTCCGGAGAGGATCATATCAAACCATTTACGCTGCAGATTAAGATGCAGGATAGCTTTATTCATTTGCTAAAATATCCTTACAGTATTCATCTAAAGCCTGTGCGCCTCTTTTGGCCAGCTCTTTCATCGTGGGCTTGATAGTAAATGTGAATTTATACCACCAGGATATATCTTTCCAGTAGATATATATTGTCCACTTAATACGCTCAATTATGGGGAAACTATTTATATATTGCCACAATATTTTTCTATCACTCATTATCTGATCTCCCTTGCTCAATTTTTGATAGCTTTGCCTGGTAGTTATTGAGATCCCTTACAATATCCTCAAGAAATGCAGGCCGGCCATCTTTTGTAATGTACCCTTTCATTTTTTCATCGGTTTTAAATTGGTAGATTGCCATTAACCAACCTCCGCAAATATCGGGATACTTTTACCATCATCCATGCCTTTAATAGTTGCCATTGATACCCTGGCTTTCTGATCTATCTTTTTAGTCCGGCCAGCAGTTAGCTCTTGCGCATACTTGTCCGCCTCATCATTTAAAACTATCAGAGCGGTTGAATTTTCCTGGAGATCTCTTTCTTTAATTAATTTCTCAATACGATGGACTATTGAGATAGCGCATCCGGTTTTATAATCATTCTGGAGCTTTATCATATTAGGGTATTTTATCCTGGCCAGTTTAGATATCCATTTTATTATTTTGATACATTGATCCTTAGTTATCTCAACATTAAATTTACGGCCAGCTATGCAGGATCTATCCAGGGAGGCCAGAGCAATACAATAATTATATTGGCAAAGAGGATCCAGTATCATTATATGCCAGTTCTTTGCTTTCTTATTTGTTAAATATTGGATGATCATATCGCTATCTCCGGAGAGATCTTTCATCTCCAGATTATGCTTAGAGAGCAGATCATTGGCCATCTTTAAAGATAATGCAGCCTCATGCTCATTGCTGGATGTTGATAATGCGAGTAATTTCTTGATCTTATCCTTAATTTTATCGTCTATCATATTTCCCTACTCCAGTCTATTATTTGATCCATATCCTTTTCTTTCAGGATCCCTTTGAAGTAATACCAGGCATAGACCATAAGTACAGCATAAAGAATAAGAGCAATTAATATTGCAATTAAGAAATATTTAATCATTTGATAGATCTCCCCACTGCTCCGCCATAGCATAAGCAACACTTGGCCAGAATTTAGCCCTATTTTTTGCTCTATCAGCGCCACCTTTACAGGCCTCTGTAAAATGACGTTTTGTGCCATTATTATCTATATATATAGGATCTGGTTTTTTTACTGAGGTTTGTTTATTAAATAATGATCCATCATTATGATATTTTAATAATGGTAAATTCTTAAGCCATAAGCAAGTAGTTTTAATAGCACTATCTCCAAAAAAATATGGTTGTATTATTTGATGATGCTTTGTTATAACTGTAGATGCTATTCCCTTAGGATTTTCTAAACATATTTTTTTAATTGGAGCCTCCCATAATTTCCTGAAAAATTCTAAAGCCTCTAACCTTTTAGATATTCTGCCAGGTTGATCCCAAGATCCATTGCCGGCAAAAGATAAATAAGTGCATGGAGGATGCGCTATCATCATATCCCAACCATCATTGATAATATCAAAAACATTTCCTTGATAATGATTGCCCCCCTATTCTTGTAGATTCTGATGGCAATAGATCGCACGATACAGCATAGTGGCCACAATCTAAAAATGCATCCCTAACAATTCCAGAGTATTCGCAAGCTATTAATATTTTCATAAGTATATATCTTTTCCGGCCAGCATCCGCTCAGCCATAAGCTCAATATTTGCAGCTATTTTCCTTTTCTCCGCATTAGTTATCTGATGGCCTTTTAATTGTCTATAAACTAAGTTATATATCGGCCTTGAGATTTCCATATCGTAAGGATCATTAAATTTCGCTTGCTGATAAGCTATCCATAGCCTCGCTAATTTTGTTAATAGTTTCCTTATGGTATTTTTCATAAAAACTTTACCCCTTTCCTAATATCCTGATCGATCCGCTCCATCCGCTTTATCAAAAATAAATTTGATACCCTGATATTTGAGCTTGCTGCAGGGCTGATCTGCTGATCATCGTTGCATATTTCCTCAGTAGGGGATAGATAAAGAGCATACTCCGCTGAGAAAATATCCATTTGAGATAATGGCTTATAGTCATTACCGCTTGCTAAGCAGGAAAGATACATACAAAAAGCTCCAATAAGGAAAAAAGATATCACTTTAAACTCAATGCTCATAGTTTTATCCATTTCTGGATATGCTTATATCCGTTATTTACAAGGATTGATCTGGCAATATTTTTATCAACTCCGGTTTGATGCTCAATATCCCTGAGAGAGATCTCCGGATTATTATTTACTAGCCTGATTATTTTTTTCACTCTGTCCATGATCTTATCCTATCTCTATTTGCGTATTAGGGTTTTTAATTACTTTGTACTCATAAAGTCCGGCAGATCTTTCCCCCCTTGATCTCTTTTCTACCGTATGAGCGCCGTATCTTTTCTTGCGAAAATCTCTAAGATGAGCGGATATTGATGCCTGAGGATATCCAGTTACCGCCTCTATCTCTAAAAGTGTTCTCCAGCGGTTATCGCTCATTAGGATCCAGATACAGCGCAAGTGCTTTGTTAACCTTACCTTATCAAATACCGGATTATAATCAGATCCATCAAATTTAAACTTAGGTTGATACATATTAAACCGCCTTTTCCTTAAGATGGCTTGCGCAAGAGTTCATTAATTTATCCACTGCATCCCTCATGTAATCCAATTCCCTCCGGCTGATCTCGTGCATATTAAAATATTTCATCTCAGCCATTGCCTCCGCCGTCCGGATGGTTTGATCGTTTTTTATCTGCTCAAGATATTCCATCTGGATCCAGTCTTTAGCCTGAGCAAGTTCATAACTTAATCGGGCATAGTATACCGCCAGTTTATCCCTCAAGGTTTGTATAGCTACCAGGCTATCCCCTAATAATAAGCGCCTGGTATCTGCTCCCTGAGCCAGCTCTACTATTTTGGCATACTCTTCTTTTTTCATTAGTACGGCGTATCCTGAGTATTTGGATCTCTTGGAGCTGATTTATAGGTATTTACAGATATGGAGTGATCATTACCCTTATTATCCGGCTCCCTACGTTTGAACATACTGAGCCTTAAATAAGTTTTGCCATTAGTCCATACTTGCTTATGCTCCGCTGGTATATCATCCAGGCAGATATTAAGCGATACAAGATACTCATTGATCGTCCGGCCTTTTCCACAATATATTGGCTTTTCCTTTTCCATAATTATTTGCTCCCCTTATTTTTTTTAGTTGGCTTTGATAATAAAAAGCTCATTAATTCTGAAAGAGAGATCCAGTCTATAGCGCACCGATCTGCAACATCTTTATAAATTTTGATCCGCTTATGCATATTTTCAG